GCCGGAGAACCCTGTCACCCGGAAGCCTTTCTTGGGCGCGATCTCGGCCATCGGCTGGCGTAGGAACGGGTTGCCCTTGTACCCAGGGTGGCGTACCACGCGCCGGTACAGGGTGACACCGGGCGGCACGGTGAACTTCAGGAATCCGCCGCCGTGCGCCTTAATTAGATGCGGCGCAGTCCCGTCGTGCACCCAGATCGCATAGTTGACCTTGGTTCCAACTTCGCCGATAACCGCCGCACGCTGTACGCGCATGGTCATGTTCAGGCTGGCGCGCAGGTTACCGGTACGCACGTTGGCCCTGATCCGGGCCGCGTTCAGGATCTCCCGAGTGGTGTCCGCGACCAGCGGGGCCGCCATGGATGCCGCGACGGACAAGGAGACGGAGCGGTCAAGCTCCAGCCGGATTCGGGCCATGGGCCACCTCTTCCACCAGGGCGATGGCGACCAGCGGCACCGCGTCGCCAGGCTCCAGGTAGACGCTCTCCCCGATGGAGTGCTGGTTGAACGTCTGGCGCACCACGTACAGCCGGCGAGTGTCGGACAACTCCGGCTGGTCTCGGACGGTTTCGGATGTGTCGAGCACGACCGCCACGGGCCGGATGCTGGCCGACTCCGCAGTGGACGATTCCGGGTCGATGACCTCGGTCTTCACCGTACGGCGCGACGCTCTGGCTCCAGGGGGCATGGCGTCATCCTGCCTGACTGCGGTCGCAGGCGGCCACCTGGACCGTGAAGTGCAGCGCGCCGCCCATGCAGTTGCCCTCGGCCGCGATCGGATCCCAGGCGCCAGGGCCATAGAAGTAGTCCAGGACGTGGCCAGGCTGAAGCTCCAGCGCGGCGCCCACCCGACGCAGCGCGGCGGCATCGTCCATCAGGGTCTGCGCATCGGCCAGGAACTGCGCGTCCGTGGGCGCCATCTCCGGGCCTGGGCCGCCGCCGCAACGCCCCACGCCGAGCTCCAGCACGACCGCCCAGGAGACCGCCTCCAGGTTCTCGAAGTTGGCCTGCTGCGCGGGGAACTCGTCGGAGGGGTAGAAACTCACCACGCGCACCCAGGCCACGCCCTCGCAACACTCGTCGCGCTCAGCGGTCAGAGCGAACACCGACGCCAGGCCGGGCACAATACGGAAGTGCGCGGGGGTGACAGCGGTCTTGGCCAGCTCGGTGCGCATGGCGGCCAGCACGTCCACGAGGGCCGGCATGATCACGGGATCGGGGGTGTAGGTCATACCGGACGGTACTGCCCGATGTCGAGCGACAGCACGCGCGGGCGGGCGCGCGCGCCATGCGGGTTGTACGTCAAGATCACCTGGTCAACGTTGGGAATGCCCGTCAGGCCCTTGTCCAGTACATCGGCGATGTTCACCGTCTGCACAGAGACGCCCTGACGGGTAATGGAGGTGACCCGGTTCGGCAGGACGCACGCCCCACCGTTCATGCTCCTGGCGACCTGGTAGGCGTAGAACCCGGCCGCGTCATTGACGACGCCGGGGACCAGCTCACCCCGGGTGTAGGCCACAGACCACGTATTGACCTGCCCGTTTGGCTTGCCCAGGTCCTGACCCTGCGGCCAGCTGGAGCCGTCCTGTCGGACGAGACGGTTGCCGTCCACCCGCCAGACCGGCGGCAGCACGGCCGCGCCATCAATCGTTACGGCCGTTACATCCCCGACCGGACCGGGCAGCACGATCTCGGGAGGCGAGCCATCGCCCACCAGCGCCAGGTTGGTGAGCTGGGATCCCACCGGCGTACCGACCAGACCCCACGAGTACGCGCCGGTCGAGCCGCCCCACGGGTCGAAGATCGACGGGTACGTCAGGTACGCCGGCCAGCTCGCCTTGTAGAACGGCCGGACCACGATCGGGCACATCCCGAACCGCCGGCCGGTGGCCGCCCAGAGCACCTGGATGGCGAACGCCGTAGCGTACGTCTGGATGAAGATAGGAAAGCTGGTCCAGGCCGGCGTGAATGGCGCCTGGCTGAACGGCGCCATGTTCGGCGCCCAGCCTGAGCACGGCGCATCCTGGTCCTGACCCGGCATACCCACCTCCAGATGAAGTCAGCGGGCGCCGCGCACCCCTGAGAAGCGCCGCGCCCGCTGACAGCATAGGCCAGTGATCAGAGCGAAGAACCCATGATCACCACGTTGTAGGTCACGGTGGTGCCCGCGCCGGAGTTGGCCACCTGGAAGATGTCACCCGTACCAGCCGTCACCACGTACCCAGTGACGTCCGGCGCCGAGAGGCAGAGGAACCCGCCGGGCCGGACCGTGACCGTGTGTGCGATGGCCCCAACCCAGTTGATGAAGCTGTTGGCGCCGCCGTTGCCCAGGATCAGGTTGTTGGTGTTGGCCGCCGCCGCCGCCACATAGATCAATTTCACGCGGGCCATGGTGATCGTCGTGCCCACGGCGTCCACCAGGGAGCCCGCCAGGTCCAGCGGGTCCGTACCCGAAATGGCGATGGTCCGGGTGTCCGCCCACAGCCGGTCAGCCTGGAGCGCACCCGTACCGCTGGTGAGCGCCTGGGATTGCGCCAGGGCAAGGACCGCCTGGACGGGAGCCTGGAGCGCCTTGGGGTTGTTGATCGTCGCCGAGATACCCAGGCTGATGAGCGTGCTATCGAGCGTCTGTGCCATTGCGTTCTCCTCGCTACGCCAGCACGACCGCGCCGACAGTCGGCACAGGTGGAGCCAGGGTCGTGACCTCGTTGTGGAAGTGGTCCAGCGCGTTGATCGGCGCCAGCAGCGGCGAAGGCGTCGAGCTGCCGTTGTTGCGGATGTTGTACGGACCGACGCCCCAGGGGCTGGCGTTGTGCGTGTGTGCGGTCACGGTGAACGTGGCCGCCGCGTTCTCCACCACGACGTCCCCGACCGTGCCGTTGATCACGAACGGCAGGAGCCAGTAGCCGAAGTTGACCGTGGCCGCCGCGCAGGGCAGGCCAGCCAGGTTCGTCCAGCCCTCCAGCGCGAACTGGTTGGTCACGCCCTCCCGGCCGCGCCAGCCGATCACGTTGGCGCTGTCGTCCAGCACCAGCGGGGATCCGGTCACGAAGTTGACCATGTACGGATCGACGTTGATGAAGTCGATGGTCACGGTCCAGAACCGCAGCAGCGGCAGGCCCTGCTCGTTGATCTCGAACTCATCGTTGGCGTTGCGGACCAGGTAGTCCGTGGCGTTCTCGTACTGCGGGTGCAGGGTGGCCTTGACGAAGCCCTTGTTGGTCACCGTGCTGGCCGGACCGTGCACCACGCCGCCGCAGACGTCGAGCAGGGTCAGCCGTACGACCTTGCCCTTGAACCGTCGCATCTGGCTGGTGGTCATGCCGAAGCGCTCCCGTCAGCGGCCTGGGCCGCCTTGCCGCGCCGAGTGGTGGTCGTGGCCTTCACGGGCGCGGGCTCAGTAGCTGCCGGCACCTCTTCGGCACCCGCGTCGTCCGGGAGCGGATCCACCGGATCCGGCTCGTCGTCCTCGTCCGGCTCGTCGGGCTCCGCGTCCGAGTCGGCCTCGTCGTCGAGAATCTCCTCGTCCTGGGCGTCCTGCTCGTCGGCCCCGTTCCGCACCTGCGCGCTCGACCAGTCGACCGCCACCGAATCCGGGACCACGACCACGCCGCCGTGCGGCTTGTCGGGCCGAGGATGCCAATGCAGGTCCCAGCTCCGCTCATCGCCGGCCACATCGTGGATCTGGCGCATCTGCTGCTCCAGCCCCTCGTCCGGCGAGAGGATGATCTCTGCCATGTTCCTACCTCCCGCTCAGACTCTCGTGACCTGGACACACGCTGCGAAGCACTCCACGCCGATCATGTAGTTGCGGAAGGCGTACAGGCCGCGCTGATTGTTAGTGCGATTCAGCAACTGATCAGGTGGAGACACCCAGATCTCCGGAGAGCGCCACACGATCACGCGCCCCGTTGCCCAGATGTACTCCGTGCCGGTAACCGGCGTCTCCACAACCGCCTGGTTCGTCGGTCCCGTGCCGGCGTAGCCGTTGCCGAAATTCAGTGGGTTCAGGTTCTGGGTGTACATGTTGTCTATCCCCTGCTTCGGGGGAAGACCGGTCACCCGGATCAGGTTCGAGCGGCCGAAGAACGTTGCCAGGCGCGGGCGCGCGTGGATGACCGCCTGGCCGTAGTAGTTGGCCGCCGCCGACTGCTCCAGCAGGCTCACGCCCTCGGCCACCGTGACCGCCGTGCCCAGGTCGAAGAACCCGGCCGCCGCGCCCACATTCGCCATCTGCTGGAAGATGCCGCCGGCCACGCCGGCCACGCCAACGCCGCCGGCCGTACCTGGCGTCGTACCGGCGAAGTCCTGCTGGAGCGTGAACAGGGTTGTCGTCCCGCCCCAGAGGGCCTTCTCGGCGAGGTTCTGCTCGAAGTTGAGCAGGCGCTGCTTGACGCGTCGAACCGCCTCGTCGTTGGACAGGCCCAGCGCGCCCGTGACGGTGGAGGCGTAGACCGCGAACGGCCACGCCTGCGCCAGCGGCTCCTGGGCGTCCATGACGAACTGCGTGTACGGGGGCGCCTGGCACTGCGTGGGCGCCAGCTCAGCGGGCGAGCAGGAGTCCGGCAGCCAGATCGCCCCGTTGTTCTCTCCGTGCACGGGCAGGTCGTGAATCCCGCCGGCCACGCTGAACAGACCCGGCGGCAGCGGACTGGCGCTCAGCGGGTCAAGAACAAGCGGGGGCTGCGGCACGGGTCAGCTCCGGGGGCGGATGTAGAACGTGAATGAGCCGGCGGGGATGGCCAGGCCGGCAGCCGCGTGGGTCTGGACGATCTGGAGCACGTCGCCACCCACGACCTCCAGGTTGGCGGCCGTACCCGACAGCGCGAACAACTCCGTGGTGCTCAGCGCGGAGTTGGTGGCCGCCCAGGAGCGCGAGGCCATGGCCACTACGCCAGACAGGCCGTTGGTCCCCTTGTTCTGAATGGTCAGGGTAGAGAAGTTGGTGCCGTTGGCGACGACCGCCGCCGATGGCGTGAACTCCACCCGGACCAGCGTGCCCTTGAACGGCATAACGGGACCGGCGTTGGTGGTATCGCCGGTCGCCGTGAAGGCAGCCGAGACGACCGGAACAGGCCACCCGCTCGTGAGCTCCTTGATATCCATGCTCTCCCCCTTCGGGAGTCGGGTGCCGGCCCGCGTAAGCGAGCCGGCCGCTCCGTCAGGCTCAGCCCGTGACCATGTTGGTCGTGGCCGACGTGGTACCGCTCGGGTCGATGCTGACCTTGATCATGCGCGACTCAAACCCGCGCTTGATCACCTGAATGCCGTCCTCAGTGAATAGCTGGATGTACTGGTTCAGCGCGAGATTCGTGCTGTCGTACACCGTGTCCAGGCGGATCACGTCGGCCACGCCGCGCACCCAGGTACCCGCCGCGTACAGCAGCATGTAGACCGTGGTCGGCAGCGTGTAGACGCCGGCCGTCTGGCCAACCGTGGTGCTGGTGTTCGTGCCCGAGCCGGGTACGTTGAGCGCTTCCTGCCAGTCGTAGACGAACTGAACCCGGGCGCCGCGCACAGCGAACCAGCTCACGATCATGTCCTGCGCGACCGTGAAGGCGTCGTCCCGGTCCAGAGCCATCCGGCGCTGCACGTCGGCGCGCACGGACTCGACCACCCACCAGGGCAGGATGCATTCGAGCATCGAGCCCATGGGCATCCGGTACTTGTACTGGTAGTCCTTGATCTGGATACCGGCCACCGCGAGCAGGCGGGAGATGACCGTCAGATCCTTGAACTCGGTGGTCGTGACTGGAAGGTTCGCCACGTTGGTGTAGTCGAACGTGGTCGACCCGTTGGCGATCTTGTTGATTGCGAAGATGTTCAACTTCCTGGCGTGCGCGATCATGGCGCCCCGGGTGAACCGGGCCACCAGCTCCGGATACCCCCGGTCCTGGAGGAAGGCACCGGTGATCTGGACGCCTTCCACCTCCAGGCGGTTGTCCGTGAAGGTCGGGCACGCGATGCTCATCGTCGGCTTGCTGGTAGCCGCAATGACGTTGGCTTCCGTCTGGTGCCAGTAGCCGGCGCCGCCGAAGATCGTCGAGAAGTCCGGACCAGGCGTGACCTGCACGCCGCCCCGGTGGATCTGGAGTTCGGGCAGATCCAGGATCCCGTCCGTGCCGTTCTCCAGCTCGAACAGGTCGTACAGGATCTCGCTGGGCGCGCACCAGCCGGCCGCCGCGACGAGGTTCCCACCTGGAAGGTTCTGCTCCAGCCCGACCTGCTCAAACTTGCGGAGCACGTCGTTCGGGCTGTCCTGCTTGGTGACCTTCAGCTCCGGCGGGTACTCACGCTGGAGCTGAATGACGTTGGTCCGGGCGAACTGGTGCGGCCCCATGTTCCCGAACGCGGCCATGGCCGCCTCCAGGCTGTTGGCCATGGCGTCCAGGTTCTCGAACTCGGCCCCCGGCTGCATGCCCGGTGCGGTGCTAGCGGCCTTCGCCTTGGTGTAGGACTGGCGCCCCTCTGCGGGAACCTCGCTCGCCTGCGGGGCCGGCGCACCGGCAGCGGCCACCTGGCCCACCGTGGGTCGCACGATGTCGGCTGGCGTGGGCGCCTCGACAGCAGGCGGGGTGATCGTGGGGCCACCGGAGAACACAGACGCGGCGGCGGTACGGCGGGAAGCGGTCTCAACGTCCGCAGACGCTACGGCCACCCGACGCTCATGCTCGGTACGGGCACCCTCGACGACGGCGCCCAGCTGCTCCAGCGAGGCAAGCTCCTCGTCGCTCAGGTCTTCCTGGGCGCTGATCTTGGCGGCAAGCGGCTGGGCAGCGGCGAAAGCGACGCGCTCCAGCTCAGCAAGGTCCGCATCGGTGACGGCTGCGAAATCTGACGGCAGT